ATGGACATGCCAACAATTGAAGCCTTAAAAAGGGCTCGCATTAAGTGGTTAGATGTATCGTTTTCTTATAAGGACAAGAACCACTTCATTGAGATTCGCACGCCGTTTCCAGACATGTTTCATGATAATATTTCTCTGGTTTCATACAAAGACGCTGATGGCAATTTGATGCTGAGTGATGACGGTTATACCATGGACGAACTTGGAACCTTAGGATTTGACACGAACACATCAGTTAAAAGAAAGAAGTATTTCAATGACACTCTCCTTTCCTTCGGCGTTCAATATGCCCCAACTGGTGAGCTAACCATCAAAATACCTTCCCTCTCCAAATATGCACAGGCAGAATTACAGCTTATTCAATGCATCACGCAGGTTGGCGATATGCTCGCAACTTCAAGAGATAGAACCAAAGACTTATTTCTAGAAGATGTTGTCAACTTCTTAATTAACAGCGATATTTCGGTCAATACGAATGTTAAAGACACAGGTCAAAGTGGCAATAACATCAACTTTGAAATTCTGATTGGTCGAACGAAAACAACCTCCGCTAAGGCATTAAAACTAGTGAATAATCCAACTGGAAATGCCTACAAAGAACCAATCTTTTCAATTACATATGTACGTTCATTTAATGATGAAATTAAGTTTTACTTGTTCGCAAACGACCTGGAACGTAATATTTCGCCAAGCTTTCAGTCGGCAGCAGAGGGTTACAATATCACGCTGTTGCCATGGTCTCAAAAAGCCAGTTGGATTGGTCAGTTGAGGCTGGCTTGAAGTAGCGTTGCCGAAACACTTTTCTAAGACCTAATAGCACTAACGGACACGAACTAGTTCGCAACAAGCGTTCTCAACCGCTGATATTAATATGCCAACTAGATATTGGGTCAATATATGGATATAGGCTTGATTTCGCGATGTCGTTTATCACCCGCTGAAATCACACCGTGTTTTTAGTCTATACACCAAAAGAAAGCCAGTACTGGCAATCCCGCGGACACAAAAAGAGCCTCAAAATTGGTACATAAATGTTTTGACCCTTTTGGCTATTCAGTCAAAATTCAGTCACGAACATTTACAACACAATTTTGAGGCTCTCATTTTTTCCTATCCAAACGACCTCAAACCCACGCTATTAAAGCCGTGCGTTCAATTCCTTGGTCATATCCTCATAACCCGGACGGCCGAGCAATGCGAACATGTTCTTCTTGTTGTGATTTGCTTGAGCACTGATTTCATAGGGTTTCAAATCGCCGGTGTAAAAGCAAAAATAGCTCTATATCAATTTCTTAGGTTTCACAATTTCGGATTCACTTCACCACAACTTCACCACGAATTACTTATATTTATATTATTGCATAAGTAAAAAAGTCCTCCACCCGCGTTTGCGAGCAGAGGACTTTTTTGTTACCTGATATACAGGCTTTCGCCCGGATAAATCAGGCTGTAGATTGACTTGCCATTGTTAGCGGCTAACGTGTACATGCTGATGCCATACTTTCTGGAAATGCTCCAGAAGCTGTCACCAGATTGAACTGTGTTATACGTGTGTGAATAGGTTTGCGCATTTGAACTGCGCGAACCATAGCTCTCACCGCCGTTAACACCCAAGGCAACATAACGATACCTGCCTGAGTAGCTGAGATAACGTGCCCAAACATATGTGCCACGGATATACACGTGATCATAAATCACGCTTTCACCGGGTGCATAGCTACCAACGGATGCATATCCAGTTCCGGCACCCGTGCGAATGTTGACCGTCGTGGACGGCTTGAAAACACCCGCTTGCGCATAGTCGGTATCACTGGCTGCATTCGGTTTCGCTGGCTGGCTTGGTGCCGGTGTTACAGGCACTGACGGAGTTTCTGGCTGCTTCGAGTATCCATTATCGGTGACACCAAGCAAATCAATGTTGCCATCAAGGCCTTGCGACAGGCCAAATGCACTCGTGTACTGCCAAATAGCTACCCCATCCATACTTGGAAAATAACCGTAGTATGGTTTGGTAGTTGGTAGATAATCCCGGTAAGCAGCGATCCAAAGGCTGTTAGGAAATTCTTTCAGAATACGCTGATAATCGACGTGTGCCAATGTATATGGCTTGTAACTGTAATACATGGGCGTGTAGCCTTCTGAACGAATGCGCCGCATGCCAGCTAAAATTGCATCCGTATTAGCTGCCACATTGCTAGAAGCACCATCTTCGTAGTCCAAAGCAACGATGCTTCCCTTTGGTGTCTGCGCTTTGATACGAGGCATATAACGGTCAAGTGCTTCTAACCCCAACTGGCTACTTCCACCAACACCATACCAGATGTAACTATGCACACGTTTTCCTGCCGCTTTGGCACTAGCAATTTGGCTATCATACGTCCACTGATCGATGTAAGTACCACCGTAAGTCCCGCCGATCTGAGCGATGACGAACTTATCTTGATCTGTTCCATATCGTCCACTTGCTCCCTGATACTTTGACCAATCAGGTCCCTGATCTCCCTTGGCCGCATTGACCTGCAATGGCAAGGCAAAAGAAATAGCCGCCAAGAAGGCGACTAGCAAAGTGATGAGTTTAGTTTTAAATTTCATGGTGCCCTCCTTATTGCTGTGGAGCAACAGATGATGGTGCCAGCTGAGCCTTAACTGCGTCTGCGGCTGCTTGAGCTGCGGCAGCTACTTTGTCTTGATTAGATGTTTCCTGATCAACTGTCTTTTGTGGATAGGTTTCTGCTAGGCTGTCTTTCAAATCCGCAAAAGCTTTCTCAACCGCATTGGCAATTGTCTGCTCGTCTGTGCTGGTGAAACCAAGCGACTTTAAACCATCTTTCACAGCTTGAATGGCAGTCGATTTCTTGACCGCGCCATCAATCGCCTGTGTCACGCCAAGCTGTTCTGCCGCTGTTACGGCTGCGTTTGCCAACGGGCCCAATACCTTTACCAAGGTGAGTGCCTGTTTGTTAGCCAGCAATTGTTTTGAGATCCAAGCCCCAATGATTGGGACTGCCGCTACTGCAAGTGATACTAATAGTTCTGTCCAATTATTCATGATTATTTTCCTTTCTGAGACGCTCATTCTCACGTCTCAAACGGTCATTGTCTGCGCGCAATCTGTCATTCATATCCTCAAGCTCATCATGCCTGTTTTTCCGTTTACCCTCATGGTAAGTCATGAAGGCAATAACCGTAGATGCTATACCGGCAAGATATGGGGCAAAATCAACTATTGCTTTGGTTATCGCTGCTGTCACGGCTGTCACTCCTTCGCGCCAGAATCAGCACGAAGGCTGTTATGATTGCATTGCTGATCCAACTTGAGTAGATTCCAGTTGATATTGAGGTCAGAAATTGCAACATTGTCAAGAACGACATTAAAAAGCTGGTAGTCGTGAGCAACAGACGATTTGTCACTGCTAACTGTGCTTCCCATAGCACCCAACCCCCAATCCCGAGTCCATCAATGACAAACAAAAACCCCACAATGTCATCATTTAACCAGTCAGAGTAATGTGGGGGCCAGATGAAATAATGGTCATTGATGATTAGAAACAAGCCAATGGCAACCATGCCAATGGCGAGTGCTGTGTGTGTCGGGTGATCTCTAATTTTATTTAGCATTGTCATCACTTCCTTCCACAAAAATAGCCGCTAGCTTTTGCTGGCGACATAGTCACTACCTGTGATTTGCTTGTATTCGTCTGGGGTAATCATTACCGGTACATAAGGTGTCAGATCAATCCCCCAACTGTAAAACAGCACACACTGATCATAATAAGTCACTTGATTTCACCGCCTTCATCTGTGCTACTTCAAGAGCAAGCGCGGCAAGCATTTGCTGCTCAGGTAACGCCTCAGGTTTAGGTCTGTCAGCGTCTGGATTATAGCCAGCATCAGGAACGACTTGGCCGTCAATAATGCTGGCGTGGTCTTCATACAAGCCAATGGTATCGTCAACTTCAATAACTTCGAATCCTTCATCGGTTGGCCCTACCGGTCTTCTTTCATCAGCGTTTGCCCAATTAAGCAGCCGATTATTGCTATCCGTCCACACTTTGATTTTCATAATTGCCTCCTAGCGAAAAAACGAATCACCCGTTGGATAATCATCTTGCGTTATATATGAGAATGAGCCTCTATACTCGCCACTGCCAATAGACGGGATCAATCGCCAGTAGCCACCTTTCACGTAATAAACGGCACAAGTAGCACCTATATACGATGTCGAAAACAACGTTGTCCCTGTTGCTTGCGGTAAATATGGCTTATATCCATCTCTTGGCTGAGCAAGATCTAGCCATCCTTGCTTACCTTTAGCGAGGACGTCAAAGCTAACTGTGCAAATGTTATTTCTTCTAGCATAATTAATGTATGCCCAGTCAATATCTGCATTTGAATATGCAGTAGTGTTATTCCAATAATACGTCACGTTATCTGTTGATTTGAATGTGCTGAACACATATTTTTTGGTGGCTGCATTTTCAGCACTAATTAGAGTTAAAAGATTAAGCTCGCCACCTTGCAAATTAGCATACTGAACATCACCGGCATTGTCAGGTGTGCGTTCGCGACTGATAAAACCTGATGGGCCCAAGTCACTAATCATCGTGTGTCCGTCTGCTATGCCTTGATCATTTTCAACGTTCCCTGTGATATTCACGTGACCATATTGCATATTCGTGTTGCCACTGCTGAACTTTCCTAAATTGGCATCGCTAAGAGCAGTGTGATGGAATGGCGCATTGATATCAGGAGAATTAATGATCGCACTGTCAATCTCAATTGATTGCAGCTTTTTTATACTAAGCACTGCTTGGGCAATACTCTGGTCAATCCATTTGGTACCATCATATAGTTGCAAAGCCGTAGCATCGGCGTAGCTTGTGCCATGCCACCAAGTATCACCTTTTTTCGGGCTTGTGGGTGTGCCCAACTGAATGTAAGGGTATGGCACATCCTTGCTTCCGGGAACACCTTGAGGGCCTTGCGGTCCTTGAGGACCTTGTGGGCCAGGTGCGCCATCGGGTCCTTTAAAAAGCGCCCAATTGTAATCACTCGGATTGGTGCTGTCGGCCTGTGTGAAGTCGCTATAGGTGCCAATGTACTTTTTACCATCGCCACCGGATACCGTGAACCCACTTTGACCACTTACATCATTCGCCCAAGCGGTGTGGAAATAGCTTGTACGGCCATCAGCGCCCTTGGCACCGGGAACACCATCAGCACCATCAGCGCCCTTAATCAATGCCCACTTGCCAGCGTAATCAGTGGGATCATCACTTGGTACGGATGACTTGTTGCTATATACGACTGCCATGTATTTCTTGTTGGCTGGGAAAGCTGACATGTTAGTACCCTTATCGTCATCAGCATACCGAATCCATGGGTAATATTGAACCGTTTTAGGGATATTTTTAATTTGATCTGCTAGTTCACGATAGGCAGGATCAACTTGACTAGCTTGAATCAAATAATCTCCAAGCGTTGCCGTCCCTGATTCATTTGAGTATGAATAGGTAAGCTCTAGGACTCTTGCAGAAAGAAAAAGCTGTTCATCTTCATCAACCAGATAAACAGTGTCACCAATGCTGACATTATCAGGCAGCTTGGCAATGTCAACTTCGTAGTTTACTGCTGGATGATTGAACTTCTCCAAATCAGATAGAACCGACTGTAGAAGCGTTGCTTGAGTAGTGGCTTCATAGGTTTTGGTGCGCGTGATGTGAGCATCTTTAGGATCTGGGTTACTGTTTGATAATAAACGGCTCCAAGTCCTAAGCGCTACTGGGTCTCTTAATACGCCATCATCGCCCAATACGTAACGACCATTAGGATCGATCCAGTGGTAACCCTTGAGTGTGATAGGATCGTTACTGCCCTCTGGTGTACCTCCGGTACCAGCAATGGCAGTACACAAGTCAGCAATATCTGTTGTCGTTACAATCTTGTTAAGATCGGTGTCAACACGTAGGTAGACGCCGTGATTGCCACCGATATTTTTCCTGATGTCGATATACTTTCCGATGACAGACAATCCGCCGACTTCAAACCTAAAGCTCAACTCTGCACCGAACTGTGTGGCAACTGACAGAATTCTAGTGAGAATTGATGAATCGTCTGAATCCCATTTCAAAGTCCGCGTTAGATCAGGAATCTCGTTGTAGCCGATCACAAATCCCGAATCACCAGCAAAAAGTTCAATATACTGAGCGATTGTCATTGCGCGTGAGGCCGCATAAGTACCAACGGTGCCATTGATTAAATCAATGCTGGCGTCCTCTGCCACAAATGCATTGGTGCCATTTAGCGGATCATGCTCGCGGCTCAGAATCGTTGTCCAAACTGACTCACCATCTCGGCCTTTGTATAGAATGAAGTTACCGGCTTTAGTCATTTTTTTGACCTGAGCCGACTGATCTGGAGAAAAATGCAGCGTTGCGCTGTAGGAGCGGTAGCCGCCATCAACTGACTGATAGTCACCTTCTTTACCGCCAATATCATCAATAGCAATCACCGAACTAGACGCAAGCTCATCAGTTGACGCAATGCCAAGCTGATTGTATTTTCTGTCGGTAAAATAAAAATCAGCCATTATAAGAACGCCTCCCTGAATGCTATTTCTGTTTCGTATGGTTGAGCCCAGTAAGAGTGTTTGTCCAAAACAAGAGTATCGCCAGGCGCAAGTTTGAATTTATTCCAATCATTGTCAATCATCTGTAAGTTTGTATTAATCACACCATTAACCAAAATTTGTCGGTTAGCAACATCAATCGTCACAACGTCACCGGCACCAAAGCGGTTCTTCAAATCAGTCCAGTAATCAACGTTAAGCCATTCAATATCCATGTCATAAACGCCCATATCGGGATACGGATAGTTTTCAAATCGCTGAAACCAAAGCGTCACTCCCGTGATTGGGATTGATGCTTGAGCTGACGTCAAAGCAATGGGCGGCATTACCAATGGCGGATTTCTGGTAATGACTTCAGATGGCTTAATACCGCCTTGAACAATACCAGCAAGCTGCAGATTGAGCGTATTACCAAGCTTGGTTAACTTGGCTTCATAATAGCGGCCATTGCTGAAAACACTGCGGTTTAGTGTCTGCTGGAAAACCAGCGTTGATCCCGCAAACACTTGGACATCAACATCATCTTTGCCGGCATAGTTCGCTCTGATAATCACCTGATAGGCCACGCCCGTATCATTATCAAGCGTCATTTCAATGGCGCCTAAGGCATTAACACTAGAATTGAACTTGTAGCGCCATTTGGCTAAAACACTACCAGTGTTGCTACCATCAGAGGCGTTTGTTGTCTTAAGATGAACCGAAGGTCCCTCCCAATAGTATGAATTGGTTGGCAAGAAGACTGGCTCAACTGCTGAACCATCGTCATCCGCATACTTGACTGAACCTTCCATGACATTTTTTTGAGCCTTGATATAGTAGTAATGGCTGTTAGTTTGGCCAGTGTTATAAGCCGCCCCAGCGGGTTCTTTATCAAATCCTTCATATCGAGCAACCTCTGATCGTTTTCGCTCAACGCCATCGGCTTCTTCTGGATTGCCAAACTGAAGAACACCACCTTGGCTATTGATTAAGGCAATCAACCCGTTATCAGCGTGCATGGTGGCCGTAATAACTGGCTCAACAGGATACGTTCCGCCATTGTGAACTGTGATGGTGTTGGAATAGTATTCAGGATCAGCTGGGTTAGGCGACCATGGAGAAGCAGTGGTGCCCAGCTCAAGCTTAGGCTGATAAAAATATAGAAAAGTACCCTTAGTCAAATCAAAAACTTTTGTGAAATTGTACAAATCGATGGTGCGTAATGTTTTCCCAGCATTTGCAGCTGGCCAAGTAAACGTGCTAACTATCCTATATATGTTCGCGGAAACATTAACAAGCGAGTCAGATCCTCCCGTATTGTGAGCATACGGTGTATACCACGATACTTGAACAGTATTTCCTGTTACTGGAGCATTAGTGCTAACAAAAATTGATTGTGTGTACGTATTACCAGCCGTTGGTACATATCTAAATCCATTGCCCTGCGGAAAGACTTCTGGGACGCTGACCGTGACTGGCAAACCTATTCTGGTCAGCAAGCGACTGCTGTCCCAGCTTGTCTCCGGAATGCCTCCACCCATAGTGAATGCATCGTTTGTTCCCGGCAACAAATTCACCGGCACGTCCTTGTATGGCACATTGTTAGCCGTCTGCGTGGCTACCGAGTGCGCAATGCCATCGGGGACAAGAAAATTAATAGTACCAGTGCCAAGAAAATAAGCCCGGTCCATATCAATCTTACCGTCAACTTTTGCATACCAAAATTCATCAGGGCGATCATCAATAATTAGTTTTTGAACATCTGTGCTATAAAGCAATGGCGCTAACTGCCGTTCAAATTCACGACGAGATAGCGCCACAAAATCATAAGTCACTGGAATGATTCTCGATTTCAATCGACTTCTAATAAGCATTTCCCCGTCTCCGGCACCGACAGGCTGGGTTGTATTCTCAACTTCAGAAAAAATGCCGCGGGCTGCACTGAATTGAAGAGAGGAACTGCCAATTTTATGACCTCCAAATATTAAATTTGCCACTTAGAAAATCCCCCTTCTTCTATTACTCATAATGGTGTCTCTGTTTTTCAATTTATTTATTGTTGGATACAGCCACCGTCCTACTTCACGCCCATTGTCGAGAACAACCTTGCCTTCAGGAACAGACGGGTTACTAATCTGATAAGTTGTTAGTTCGATCAGTCTTGCAAGCAAATCCTCAACACGACTATTGCTACCACTAGAAATGCTGGTAACAAAGGTTTGCGGATTCAATTGGTTTATTCTATTAGCAGCGCCTCCGAAGTCTGTGGTGCCACCAGCAAAACGTGGAATCGAGTAGTTTCTTGCGGACTGCATGGCAGTTTCAATTTTTGTATGTCGAGGAAGTGGTAAGGTAACGTCTCGCCCATATGCCACAAATTTTGCTCCATTTGGTAGCGTGACGACCTCTTGATAACGAGTGCCAGATGCGTCGTTAATAGTTGCTAATCCACCGGTAAAGTTTTGAGTGCCTCGTGCAAACTTGCCACTGTTCAAAAGTCGTTGTACAGCGGGATCAACATCTGCACTAATCCTGAATGTTTTTGTGATGGTAGCATTGCCACCGAATGCAGCAACTGCACTGACGCCAATGCTAGACGCTTCTGATACTCCACTTGCATCCCCGTTAAATAATTTCATTAATGGATCTTTGCTATTGAACAGCAGAATGCTGCTTTGCCCTTTTGATGACTCGCTATTAACACTCGATGAATCGCCTTTAAATGGCTTCAGCACTGGGTTAGTTCCATTAAATAAAATGATACTGCTTTGACCAGAATTAGACGCACCATTAACAGACGATGAATTACCATTGAAAAGCTTTAGACCCGGCAATACCTCGTTATACTTAACAATGCTTGATTGCCCAGAAGAAGACTCTGTCTTAACGCCACTGGAATTCCCATTAAAAAGCTTTAAGCCAGGTAGAACTTCGTTGTATTTCTGAATGCTCCCTTTGGCTTCTTCTGTTTTTCCAAGCACATCAGTATTATTTGCTTTTAGCCCTTTTTCGTTGGGGTTCTTAAACAAATTGTATTGATCAATTGCAACTCCAGCTTTTTCCAATTTGGTACGAGCATCGGAATCGTTCATCAACAGACTTTTGGTAGAGTTTGGAAGGCTGTTCCAAAGACCGTATTTAACAACCATATCGGCTAAGTCGGATTTGCCTTTGGTCTGCATAATAGCAGTTTTTTCTTCTACTGATAGGCCATTCCACTCTCCGGTTTTAATCATGGCCTGGACTAAGCCTGCAGAAGCTTTATCTTTAACGATTGCTTCTAGCTGGCCAAGAGTTAATCGATTCCAGTCATTTGCTTTATCAATAGCGGCCACCAAAGAGCTGGTATCGCCCTTTGCGACAGCCTGGATTTCTTTTGGTGTAAGTGTATTCCACAAATTTAACTGATCGATAATATCAGCGATGTCTTGCTTGCCAAAAGAAACTAGGGTTGCATATTTCTGCGTATTTGGAAGCTTGTTCCAAACTCCCATGTCAAAAAGGATGTCTTCAAGATCTTTCTTGCCTTTAGTATTGACAATCGCTTCTTGAACTTTTAAGTCGAGCTTCTGCCACTCGCCGGTTTGCTGAAGTGAAGATACTAATGGCGCTGTTGCTTTATCTTTAACAATGGCTTCTTGTTGTTTCAAGGTGAGATTGTTCCAGTCTCCACTCTTGACTAAAGCATTTACTAAAGGCGTGTAATCGCCCTTCACAATTGCTTGCTGATCCTTAAGCGACAGACTATTCCAGGAAACAAACTTATCCATAATATCAGCAAGCTGTTCACGCCCCTGAGTACGGATAATTGCATTCTTTTCGGGAACGCTCAATTTCTGCCATTGTTTAGAAGAAGCAAGTGCTTCAACAATCATTTGCTTGGCATTAGAGGTGATCTTGGCATTCTTTAAATCGAATTTAAGTTGCTGCCAACCTTTTTTAGTGCTGGCTGTATCCTGTAGTACTTCAGGAAGATTTGTCTTCACCTTCCCAGTCTTGGGATCAAAAACAAGACTATTCCAGTGATCACCGGCCTCTTGAGCCGCTTTACCAAATCCTTCAGTAGCGGCTGCAAAATCTCGGTTACTCTTAACTCCTTTGGCCATAGACTTCTCATAACTGCTCATAGCAGACTCGGCTTGTGAACTTGTCAGGTGGAAGTCAGTTTGAAGTTCCGCTAGCATTTCCGAGCGCGATGTTCCTTGCGCTTTCATGGCTTGAATTGCGCCAGCATAGATGACTTTCATTTTGCTCTGGTGGTCTTTTTCTAAGCCTTCAAGTGCTGTGTTACGCATGGCAGCATCATTCTTGTACTCGGTGTTGATCTTGTCCTGTGCTGCCTTATAGGCGCTATTTTCCTTGTTAGAGGCGTTCCACATATCTTGATACTGCTCTAGGGCAGCACTCTTAGACATTCGTGTTCTCTCACCAAGGACAGCTTTAAGAACATTATTCTGTTGCGATCCAGAAATCTGTAGTGTCTTGACAGCCAGTGCGGCATTTTTACGACGGTAGTTATCCAACAGTTGATACTGGTCAGCCGTCATTTGTGCTCCGCTCTTATTAAACGATGCAGTAATGGCTTGAGCCTTTTCGTTGTTGGCTTCCATCTCTTTGATTCGCTTAGCGTTAGCGGCTTTTTCCTTAGCGGCCTGCTTTTCAATGTTTTCTGCGGCTTCACCACCGAGGCTTTTAGCCAATTTCTTTGCTGCAGTCTCAGACTGATCAGCGGCTTCTTTTGCAGCTTTTGTTAAATCATCAAACCCTTTAGAAATCGTCTTAGCATTCTGGGTGACTGTGTGGTTTGTATCATCAAAAGCACCAGAAATTGCCCCAGAGGCATCTTTCATTTTGGAAGCAGATCGGTCGGCATCGGCACCAATATCAGTACCCCATCGTGAAGTTCTGTCAGCAGACTCAAGAGCCTTTTTGCCCCACAATTCCCAGATGGCTACACCGGCACCGACGACTGCTGTCACACCTAAAACAACTGGGACGATTGGCCCCAATGCCGCTAGCAAACCTGTTCCGCTCGCTGCGGCTCCGCCCATGGC